ACAGTAGTCGCAGACTCTTGGGTTTGTTGTTCATCAGACATGGATAAGCCGCAGGCTTAATTACGCCTCTACGTTACCACTTCTCTTTATCTGCCCAATAAGCAGCGGACATTTTGCCCTTGGCAATGTTGCTGGCATGACGCGCCTTGAAAGAAGCTCGCCGTGCTTTAGCCGCGGCAGATTCACCTTGCTTTGCCGGGCTGCCGCTAACGCCTTGCTGGCCAAAACGGATCAGTTTTACCTTGTCGCCTTCTTTGGCGAGTACCGCGTGTGATTTGTTCGGATGCTTTGGCGTCCGCTTCGGCTTGTTGTAGCCGTCAAACTGCTCGCCGCGGTAGGTGATCATTTCTTCGGCTTGCGAGGCTTGGCAGTCTTAGCAGCCGCCTTAAATGCAGCAGCAGTGGGCCTGCCTTCCTCGCCTTTGCGCGCCATGCGCTCCTTGCTGCCGGCTTCAATGCGTTTGCGTTTGGCGGCAATGTTGGCGTATAGGCCAAGCTTCTTAGCCATCACTTCTTACCCTTGCGTGATTTGCCGGCCTCAGATAGAGCAATGGCTATTGCCTGCTTGCGGCTTTTTACCTTTGGACCCTTGCCGGGACCGGGCTTGCCGCTTTGGAGTGTCCCCCGCTTGTACTCGCCCATCACCTTGGCTACCTTGTCCTTCTTCTTGGCCATCGCGCCATTTCTCAATACCTGTCAGCAGTGTAGAGCCGTCTGCTGTTGCCCAACCCTTGTCGGTGTAAATAGCTGGCACCCATGCCTCGCCATGCAGGGCCTCTACTGGATCGCTTGAGATAAAGTAGATGCCTTCATTGCGAAAATGCCGCAGGCTAGGCAGGTCCATATCGTGCGCGAAGCTGATCTAAGGTTAGCTCTGAGCCGTCATCACGGACTAGCTTGGCGATGGCGTCAGTCGGGCCGTACTTATCGGCAAGTCGGTTGAAATACGGCACCTTGTTAGCGCCCAATGCCTTGGCCTTGGTTTCAAGGTCTTGCTTTGCCAGCCATTGCCCATAAGTCTGATCTGCCGGCACTTGGCCACCTGCTGATGCACGTTTAGCCGGTGGTGGCGGCGTGAACCCTAGTTCGTCATAATCAATCACCGGCACCGTTGTTGAGCGGCAGTTGAAGTGCTGCGGCGGAGTCGGACCCTTGCCGTATTCAAACTCGCGGCCATCCAATGCACGGCAAATGCTGCTGGTGCGGGTATCCAGTGTTGCCACATAGCGATACTTTTTAGTGATGTCTTGATTGGCTTCATATACCTGCTGACTAGCTGCATTGGCTACTTGGTTGATGCTGGTGCGCACTAGCGTAATGATCTGATTGTCGGCGACCGCTGTTGCTTGGCCGCCTGCTGCAACTAGCTGCTTCACGGTTTTGGCTTCTTCACCAAATTCAAGGTTTCCGATCAGCCGTTTAGCAATGGCTGGCGTCGGCTCACCAGTCAGCAAGCCTTGCCGCACGACTTGCGAGAACCGCTCAGCCTGATCCACGGCAATGCCGCGAAATGCTTTGGTGACCACTTCGCCATTGGGCAACGTGATCGTGGCACCTTGTGCTGCGGTGAGGCTGAACGTCGCCGGTGCACCTTGCACTGCAGCAAACAGGTCATCGCTCAGCGCCACCACATTGATCTGCGTCGGATCAGTGGTCACGACTGACTGCGCAAACTGCGGGCTGATCTCAACGGTGCGCACTGCATCACGTGCACCTGCCGGCAATGCACGCCGCAGTTGATCGGCCACGAACTCAGACTGCAGCTCTGCAATGCCTTGCAGCTCCAATGCTGTCAGCTCCGTTGCATCACCCGCCCAGGCTGCCAGGCTGTCCTTCAACTGCGCAACAATCGCCCGCAGCCGCGCTGCTTTAACTGGCGCCGACAGCTCGTCAATGGTGCGCAGCTGATTGACGGCATCAATGATGATGTCGTTGTAAGCATTGATGACACGCCGCGCAACGCTATTGCTGTAGCGGTTGAGGTCTATTGCATTGCGGTATAGCGATTCTGGGGTGCTCATCGTTGAATGCCGAGATCTTCCGGTGCATAGCCGCTGCGGATGCTGACATTAGCGCCACGGCTTAATGCCGTGGTGACCAATGCAGCGAATGCGTCGTAACCGTTTTGGCCGTCTTCATACAAAATCGTCTCATCAATCTCATCTGGCTTGCCTTCCTTGTACCAACTGATGCGCACGATGGCTAAGACCTGTTCCGGCAAAGCGCTGATGTGATAATCAAGCTCTTGCCTCCTCGGTTTCTTCGGTTCCATCCAGATCATCAGGTCCACTAAGCGGTCGGTCACCCAGTCCAGCAGGTTGTAGATCAAGCCCCGCATTGGCCGTAGCTTCAAGCTCCTCATCCACGTTAAAGTCGTCGCCTAGCACGTCGCCTTCAGCAAGCTCACGCAGCAACGTTTCTTGCGTGATGGTGCCTGCGGTGTAAAGCTGCAGCAGCGATTGAATTTCCTGCGGCTCAAGGCGTGTGCCGAGGAAATCACGGTTGACGTAGCTGCTGCCAGGGGATGTGTTATTGCCGATGTACTGCGCATGAAACTGCAGGCAGTTGTCGATCATGTCCTGCACGTTCTGCGCAATCACCATCATGGTGCTGTCGCCTTGGCTGCGATCAATGCGCTTTGACTCGGCAGTCTCAGCAGATAGCTTTTGGCCAAGCACTGCCGATAGCCCGAGCTCATTGATCTGCAGTGCAAGCTGCTCAAGCCTGCGGAACTGATAGTCAAAGCTGCGACCAGCAGGTTCAATGTATTCAGCGCGGCCATCAGCAGGAAATGCGATCGCCTCGCCGGGGCCAGCGCTAACCTCCTCTGCTGCAGACGGGAAACCATAAAACGCCAGCATCGGCACAGCGCTGATGTGAAGCTGGTTATCAAGATCGCTCTGGATCTGATATGCCTTCAGGTTCAGCTCGGCAATGTCTTCCAGCGGTGGCCGTGACTCCATAAAGCCATGCCGCTGCGCATAGGCAACTGAAAAGGGAATCTCAGAAAGGCTTGTGCGGCCCTCGTCAACAACCTTAAAGTCGCCGTTGTCTTGTTTTTGGTGCAGTTGAAATTCACCTGGCGTCAGTACACGGATCTGCTCAACTGCCTTCTCTCCAAACTCACCATCAGGCACGGTGACCGTCTCGGCAAGTCGCAGTTGCGTCAACACCTGCCGGCCTTCCTGCTGCTCAGCACGCCAGCCAAGAATCTGCCGTGGCGTGTAGGTCACCCAGTAGGGTCTACCCCCATCAGCAGGTGCATCCACTAGTACACCAACGTGGCCATAACGAACCATCTTGCGTGTGGTTTCATAGGTCCAGACGTTGAGGTCATTGCCTTGTAGGTCAACATCAAACAACTGCTCGCGGATAACATCTGCTGTGTCATCAAGCCGCACTGGCTTGCGCGTCAACATGCCGGCCAGCATCCGCTCAAGGCGCTGGTAAAACGGCGGGCATACGCTGCGTGCAAGTCGGTTGTCGTAGGACTCATCCAGCTCACGCGGCTCTTGCGGTAGGTAACGGCGATGCTTGCGGCGCATCCCATAGGTTCCGCCCAGTAGATCCTCAATGAGAACCCAATGCGGCTCCATTGCATACCACGATGAGTTGGCATCCTGAACGCGAGTTACCTTGCGTTCTGCGGTAGGTCGATCATAAAAGTTATAGCCTGAATACATCTGAGTCGCCTAGTTGGTAACAGTGTAAAGCCGCAGGACTGGTTTTACCCAATCCTGCGACCTTGTAACCCGACCATGGCCCAACTAGTTGTACCCCATCTGGCCATTCCAGAGCTCGTCTCGCCATGCCTGTTCCCGAGAGAACAGTAGGGAGGGTGAACCCTCCGTACTGCCGTCTGCAGCCCTTGCCGCACCGTGCCGTGCCGCACCGTGCCACTCCTTTGCCGAACTCGCCGTGCCATGACTCGCCAGATCTACTCTCAAAGAGAGCAGCAGAGGGAGCCGAAGCCCCCAGTGCTGCCGTCTGCAGCGGTTGCCTAGCCGGAGCTGGCCCTAACCAACATTGCCCAACCCCGTCGGACCGAGCCTGGCGCGACCGCACCACATCTGGATTCCTAAGAACCCAGCGGAGAGGGCCGAAGCCCTCAGCGCTGAGATCGTCAGCCCTTGCTAGGCCGTGGCACGCCATACCACGCCGTGCCCAACCTGACCGCGTCCTGCCAGGCCGAGTTCGGCCAGATCTGGACTTACACCACTTGGATGCCAGTACTGAATCGACCATGCTTGGGTCGCCAGTCGCCTAATCCAACCAGCTTGCCTGCATCAATGGCGATCTCTTCAATGTCGCGCAGGTTGAGCACATCAGGGTCAAACTGCGCAGTTGCCTTCAGGCTCCAGTTGCGGAACATTGGGCGCGTGCGCATGACCTTGGCCATGCCAACCTTGACGCCAACCGTATGAGTGAACTCACCGCTAGCAAACATCTCGCTAAGCGTGTCGTCGTTGACCTCAGTGGGCTTGCCCGGAAACTCAAGCGGTGCGTGCTCAGTAAAAAACATGCCGCACTTAGCTTGTGGCCCGCGCTTTGACTTCTTAGCGCCGTTGATAAACACGGCTTCAAGCACGTAGTCGGGAATGACCAACTCATCACGAAAGCGGTAGAGCCCAGCAAGCCATTCAAGCCTTGCCATCTCGTCGTAATCAGCGTCAGTTTTCTTCCGCTTGCTGCTGACCGCCTTCATCGCCTTGGCGTAGGTATTTCGCGGATCTGCTGTTTGCCCGTTGTGGCACAGCAATGGAGACTCGCCCAAAATTGTGATCTGGATCGTATTCAGGTTGGACACGTTGATTTGTTGATGATGGAACAGAAAGTGATGGCGCTGCAACGCTGACCGATGCCACTTGCTTGCGTGGGTCCAACTTGAAGCGCTGTTGCCTGACTGAATTGGTAATGCCGTCGTGGCAAATAGAGCACAGGGTCAAAAGATCCGTGAGTTGCTCGTTGCCAAACGATGGGTAACGGTAGTCCGGCGGTCCAGCGTTCTTGTGGTGAACCTGCAGTGATGGCCAGCCCAGCTCTGCTAGTTGCGCAGCAGTAATGCCGCACCCTTGGCAGGTGTGCTGATCGTGGTCAAGGCGCTGCTGGCGCTTGCGTTGCCATGCTGCTGATTGGTAATACGCCTCCATTTGCGGTACGGTGTGTGCGGATCGGGTTCGATCCTCCGCAAATCATACCACGATCAGAGCATGGCGCAAGGTGTCCGAGTCCAAGTGGTGCTGCCAGTAGCGGTAGCAGCGCTTCTCAAGCAAAAAGCCAAGGCCGAGGGTCGCACCGTCTCAAGCCTTGGCTCGTTCATCATTGAAGCTGCGCTCAGGCAGCAGTCAGCGTGATGCTATTGCGGCCAATCTTGATGTCAAACTCAGCACCGGGCTCGTATCCCATCTCGCGCAGGTAGCCATCACCGATTTGCAGCTTGCCATTGAATTGCACCTTTGCCTTGTAGGTCAGGCTGCGGCCACGCTTTGCTGTCTTGCTGCCTAGGTCAACGCCTTTGGCTTCCAGCAGCGCTTCATAGAACTGCGTGAATGCCACGCGATCCTTGATCACGTAGCCGCAAGCGCGCACCAGTTCTGACTTAGGCGCATTGCCCAATTCCTTGACCTTGGCGAGTAGTTCAGCACCCTTGAGCATGGGTAGAGTTAATGATTGGCGGAATCAATATAGCCTGATGCCTGTAGATCGCCCAGCACCTGCGTGCAATGGGTTGAATTCACGCCAGATCAGGTAGCCCAGTGCGTCATTCATGTGGTCATGGCCTGCATCCTTGTCAGGGTCGCCCTTGTCGGTGTAGCACTGCAGTTCTAAGCATTCGATCAATCGCTTGCATCGCTGGTGGATGGTAAGCCGCACTTGGCCCTTGCCGTTTTCCAGCAAAGCCTGAACAGCAGCCACGCGATCACGGACGGGAGGATTTGCGCGTGGTGACTGGTTTGACATGCCGTAGGACTCCAGGATCTGAATATCGGTCTGGCTTGCGTTGGTGCTGCGGTTGCCGCCGCTGGCATCTGGGTAGATGTAGATACGCCGCTGCGGGTAACGCGCTTGGATCTCTTGCGCCAATGCGTCGGTGTCATGGGCGCCGCTGATCTCATCAATCACTAGCAGGCTGCTGCCAGTGCGGACGCCGATCACAGCAGACATGTTGCCAACGTTGAAATCAACGCCAATGCGCAACGGCTCACGGTCTAGGTCTGGCATTTCAGCCACCACGTGCTTACCACGGCTGAAGCGGTCGTAGATGGTGCCAGTTGTGAGGTTTACGAACTCTCCATCCAAGTAGGCCCGCAACAGGTTTGGGTCGTAGTTGGCCTCTAGCCGCTCAATAAAGTCCGGCGGTAAGTGCGGGTTATCTGCTGACCGCATCTTGATGAGCTTGCGATCGGCGCGTCCCTTGGCGTCCTCGCTGCCGAATGTGTTCCACATCCAACGGAAGCCTTCTGGTGTGGATGCAGCGCCAAACTGCCGCACGTTGCCGGACCGCAAGCGGCCAAGGATCTTGGGGAATGCCTTATTGGCAATAGATGGCGTCACTGTGTCGATCTCATCGGCGAGCACCCATGCAAGATTCAAGCCGATAATGCGGCTCCAGTTCTCAAAACTGCGGCACAGGATCTTGGTGTCACCGCCTGGCAGGTGCAGCATGTACTCAGGCAGCGGGCTTGCCCGAAATGTGTAGGGAATCTCATACGCCTCTAGGAAGTTCTCGAAGTCGTTCTGCCAAATGTCGCGGATCAATGGGCCAGTCGGCTCCATCACTGCACCAATAAAGCCTTGGTTGACCGCGGCCAGCATCACCGCCTTAGCGCACAGCGCACGTGTCTTGCCAGCGCCATAACCGGCTGAGATGCCAAGGATCTGCGTGTCGCTGTCATCCACAAACGCAAGCTGCCCTGGGTGCAGGTCAGCGCGGATGCGTTGCAGCAGATCACCCGTGTCCTCTTGCGTTGCGACATCCATAAACCCAAGCAGGCTGCCGGGTTGGCAGATGCCGGCAAGCAAGCTCATGACATCTCAAACCGCAACAGCTTGGCTTGATCTTCTAGCGCTTTAATTGCAATGCTGAGGTTCCCCTTAGCGCGTGCTTCGCGTTCGTAATCCTGCAAGCGAGCGACAGCAGCAGCAAGCCACTGCGGCCGCTCTAGCTCTGCATCCAACTGCATTAGTTGGCGGGCACGGGACATATAAAGCTCAGTCTGACGCTCGGACACTTGCCATGTCTCCGCGGCATAGCGAAGAATTTGCGTCCTGCTGTGAGCACGCAACAGGAGATCGTAAACGGTGTTTACCCGTTCGTCGATCTCTGTGTTGGTGCTCTTCTTTGCCACCGTTTAGCCCTTAATTTGCACAGGCATTACCAGATAAGTTACACCGTCCACGCCACTAGGTGTCAACACCACCGGCGTGGTTGCCGTATTGGCGTGCAGCGTGATGGCTTCTGCGGGCTTGAACGCCTTGATGCCGTCCAACAGGTAATGGACGTTGAAAGCCCATGCGCCATTGGCAGTGCCTTCCACGGCTAACAGCTCGCGGCCATTGTTGGCATCGGCTTCAGCGGTGATGGCAATGGTGCCACCTACTGCTTCGATTTTAACGATGGAGTTGTGCGCATCCGCAATGATGGCGACACGCTCCAAGGCACGGGTCAGGCGGCGACGGTCGGCGGTGATGGTGCTTTTGAACTCAGCGGGTACCAGTTTGGCCACGTCTGGATAGGTGCCATCCATGATGCGGCTGTAGATGGTAATGCCATCGCCTGCGTCAATCACGGCTTGCCCTTTGGCAACGGCGATGGTGACCACGCGATCCTGCAGCAGGCGCATGGTGCTGGCTGGTAGCACGAGGTCTAGGCCATTTGGCAGATCAATGGCGTAACGCATCAGGCGATGCCCGTCGGTGGCCTCCATGTGGCCGCTGCCGAGGTGGATGCCTTGGAGCATCTGCTTGCTGGCATCGGTGCTGGCAGCTGCCATACAGGCGCGGATGCCGGCGGATAGGTGCAGCTCGCTCGTAGCGGCGTCCACAACAGGCAGCGCGGGGTAATCCGCTGCATCAGCCGCTGCAAGCCCGTAGGAGCCCGCAGAAGCCGTCAGAGCGCCATCTGCAAGGGTCAGAGCCTCATCGCCATCAAAGCGGCTCACAAGGCCAGCCAGCAGCCGATACGGCAGCGCTACAGCGCCATCGGTCTCCACTGCCGCTGGGATGGTGACGGTGATGCCGAGGTCAAGGTTGAATCCGGTGATGGTCATAACGCCACCAGCGGCTTGGATCAGGCAGCAATCAAGGATCGGGTGGCTGCTGCGATGACCAACGGCTGGCGCGATGGTGCGCAGCGCGTGATCGAGATCAGCTTGGCAGGTAACGGCTTTCATTTGACGGTGGCAGCAGTGACGAGGCTGGTGATGATGCGTTCGTAATCAGCGGCGAAGCTATCCACGAGTTCCATGGGTAGCGGTACGCCGTCATCAATGGCGTTGTCGGCAATGGCTGCGGCATACGCCACTGCCTGGGTCATGGTCTCATGCAGCCGATTGATCACCGGTTGCTGCTTGGCTGGAATGTGAATGAGCGATGACATATGCAACGAGAGTTTCAACGTGACGGCGGTTCAGGTCACCACGCATGAATGCGCAGGCGTCCGCCACCAGCGCATGGTACGCCGCCGTGGTCAATCCTGCAACAACCTCACCACTCAAAGCACGCTGCCGGATCAGATGCGCACGCGGGATGCCATGCGCTGCTGCCTCAGCGTTCAGCCGCGCCAGGTCGTCAGCGGTGACATTGATCTTGATTTCGGGCATTCAGTGGTTCCAATCGAGGCGGAGCATAGGCAAAAAGCGGCGTCCTAACGCAGTTTGCGGGGTCCGGACGGCGAGACGCCTTGCGGCCACTGGGCTTGTCCTACCGTCCTACCGTCCTAACCTCTTAATAAAATGGGATAAAGAGGGGGAGAGGGAGGGGGATTAGGAAACTCTTAAACCCTATGTAGGACCAGACGGGGATAGGACGGCTCAAAAACCAGTCACTGCAATGGATCTCGCCGTCCGCACCCACTTAGGACGGGGCGTAGTGCCAACGTCTCTTACCTGTCGCCTCTCGTTTGCGGACCAACCCAAGATCCTTGAGAATCGCAGCCACCTGCATCTGATCCGAGCGGTTCTGCCGCTCCAGTGGTTTTTTGATTCCGTGAGTAAGAACGTCCTCAATCGTGAGCACATCACTAGAACGCCTGCGGGCAAGGTATTCCTCAATGGCACTACGCCATGGCGAGTCAATCACGTAGTTATCGTTCTCTTCGGTCACCTTGACTTCCATCTCAACGGGTAGCCGGTTGGTCTCACCTGCCCTGTAGGCATGTACAACAGCGGACCAAATCGCATCGCGTTCAAGCATTAGCGAAGCGGTATCAATCTGGTCCTGCTGCGTCTTAGTGGTCGGAATGACCCAGAAGCGGCGGTTGCCGGTTTCATCCACTAGAAACCCAGTGGTTTTGTTAGTTGTGCCAACGATGATGCCACGCCTTGGAAACGACTCAACTTCCTTGCCATAGGGCACGCGCATTAGATCAATAGCCTGCGAAAGAAAGGCTTTTACCTGTCCGGCATGACGCCTACCTGTGATGTGGTCAAGCTCCGCCCATTCCATCATCCACGACCGATGAAGCACCATCACGTCGTCTTTTGTGCTGATGTCACCGAGTGCATCTGAGAAGAACGGACCACCCAGGCAACCCCAGAAGCTGGACTTGTAGGCGCCTTGATCGCCCATCAATACGCAGGCGGTGTCATGTTTACAGCCAGGGTTGAAGGCACGAGCTACAGCACCGATCAGCGTGCGCTTAAGCATTTCGTCGTAAATGGTCGGCTCGGGTAGCGCGGCATCACACGGCCGCAGGTAAGCGGTCGCCAGCCTGTCGATATAGGTCGGTGCAACATGGTCAGCGCAATGCTCTAGGTAAAGGCGCACCGGGTCATATGGCTTTTCGCTTGCCACTTGGACCAAGCAGTCGATGGCAAGCTCCTTGCCGACCTTGTAGCCCTGCTCTGCCAGCTTGAGGTAATAGCGGTCGACGCCTTCGATCACTTGGTTATCGACCTCGATCTGCTGGGTAAAGATGTTGAGCCTGATGTCACCGGCATTGCGACGCAGGTACTCCAGCAGCTCAGCAGCCTCTAGCTTTTGCGGGCTGCCGCCTACTGGCGCGCGACCGCCAGACTGCGGCTCCGGGTCAGCGGTGCGGCCGCCAACCTCGCGCCGCATTGGGCTGGCGCTACGCCAGCCGTCTTTCTTGGCCATGTCGCCAAGGGTGCCGAGCGTGATGCCGGATTTCTTAAAGCTCCGCCACTTGCGCTGGCAGTCGCTGGGTTTGTGCTTAGCGGACTGCGCCGACCATTGCTCCCATTGATCAAGCAGGCTGTCATCACCGACGCTGTGAAGCGACATGCCAACCGCAAGCCAATCGTCGTAGTCATCAGCGCGGCTGGCATCCAATGCGGCGAGATATAACCGTGCGCGATCCGCATCGCCTTGCGGGTCAGGCAGCTGGACTAGCTCGGCGCGCACCGGCT